CCCAGTTGCCCTGGCATGATTCCTGACGGTAAGTAGTTATCAAACCCTGGAAGCCCAGTGGTAATTCCTACCAAACCAAGTTCTTGTTGTTTTTTAAGATTTTCAAAATATGCAATAGCAGACTGTAGGTCAGTGACATCAATATCACGGATGGCGGAAGTGTTCTTTTTTAATTCTGAGGTTTTTGTAATAAGATTATTTAATGCTTCTGTACCTTTGTTTTCTGAAACATTAGATGCGGCAGATCTTAATATATCTTTAAGGCTATCATTTAAATATTCAACTTGTAGTTCTTCTAAATGATGTTTTGTTGATCCTACATTTTCTACTGGCTTAAAGTCTCTAAATTTTTCTACGACAAGGGATACTGGTGGAACTGTAGAGTTTTGTTCAAAGTATATTCTAATAAAGTTCCAAATATCATTATGGGTTTTTAACAGATTGTCAACATTGTTTTGAAGCAGAACATGTAATTGTTTGTCTTGTAGTACTGCAGAAATTACCTTTGCTTCAACATTATTCACTTAGCCACTCCTTTGCTTTTTTTCGTCTTTCTAATCTTTCAAAGTTATCTTTTTCTTTATCTATTTTAGCATTCCAAATTTTTTCAGCATTGTATGAAAAATAATTCCAACTAGGACTTTGTGCTACCTTAAAATAATATTCAAGTAAATCATAGCATGTACCTAATCCGTATGATTCTATAAGGGCATCAGCAGACCACTGCTCTGTCCATTTATTTATTGATGGCTGTTGCCCATACTTAACCTTATGGTGTTTAGCGTATGTTCCTAGCAAAGCCATTCGGTCTTTGCGTTCAGCCACTAATCGATTATTTCTGCTTTTGCTTCGTTAATTTTTTCAGTAAGTTTACTTTCAACAAAACCATAAACTCTTTCAAATGCTTCGCTAGTAGTTTCTCCGTCTTTCTTAGAATCTACCACACCAAGATCTAATCTTAGTGATTGAAAATTACCTAGATTTAATGTATAACCAAGAGTAATAGAAACCTTGGTATTATCGTTTTCTTGCATACCCACTCCTTATTGCTAGTTAATCGATTCGTTCCAAATTGGAATAAATCTACCGTCTTCTGTCTTCGTATATTTAAGTATACCATCACCCATTCTTCTAGTCAACTCTTGCGTACTAGGAGTAATATCATTTGTAATTAAATTATCTTTCCTTGGTCTACCTATATGGTACGAAGCAAGTATATCACGTATGTCTTTTACTTGTGATTCTGAATAATATGATCTTACTTGCCATCCTCGTGCCCCGCCTTTTTGTGATCCAGTAGGGAATGGTATAATCCCTCGTCTCATTAAAGATGGCATATATTTTTTATGTCTATTTACTAGTTCAGCCGTTTCTCTAACTGTATATGCACGTTCTCTTTTATTTTTAAAATCAGAAATTAAACAACTTTCAATTCTATCTTTATTAATATTATATACAGACATGATTCCATTAGATTTATTAAAATGATGAATCCTTACTAACTCACCGTTTAAAAACCAAACCTTTTTATTGCCAGGTATTACAGGGGCGAGATTGTATGCTTCGCTCTCAAGATTTCCTTTTCTAACAGCCATGATCCTCCTATGACGCTCTGTGGTGGGTTCATAAACTCTCTTGTCCCACAAGACATGCAATATAATTCTAGATGAAGACGTGAACTATAAAGTCTGTCAAGAAACATTCTTCCCTTACATTTTTTACACTGTAACATTAATTAGGAATTCCAAGTGCAATTATATTGATACCAATAGAAACATTGCCACTTGTTTTAAACTTTACAACTCCATCCACTTTTGACACTGTAATATTTTTTAACACTACAGAAATGTCAGATCCAGCAGAAGTACCATCAATATTTATTGGGGTAGCAGTAACAATTGGGGCATACTTAAATCCAGAATAACTTAAAGAAAATGGAAGTTCGTTTCCAGCACTAACTGTACTATTATTTGCAACCTCTACATATCCACCAACCATTCTCATTTCAGATGATTTGACATCTTGTCTTCCAGAAGAAATAGTATCTATTGTCATATATTTATTAAGTGATGGTGAAACTTGGGTAGATAATGTATTTAAGGTGTCTGCTATTTGATATATATATCCAACATCCAGTGGTTGACCACGATTTGGTAAAGGTACTCTTGCCATAGTTATTCCATTATACCACTAAAGGGTTTGTTCACTACTAATTAGATATGTAGCAGCATCAAAAGCCTGTTTAACTTGTGTAATCTTTTGTACTCTAAACTTCATATGTGTTGGCCCTGTAGATGGATATGTCATAGAGTATTGAGTACCCTGCGAAACTCCAACCCATGTCCAATTTCCGTATGTTCCACCTGTTTTCCACTGAACGTAAATATCAAAGTTTTTTATTGACGCTTGTTTTTCTTGTAATATTTTTTCTTCATTAGTTGGATTAGTTATTAAAAGTGCGGGCATAGTCCAAGAAATTTCTGCAAGATGTGCTATATCATTTATAATAACGTTATGAGGAATACTCGTTCCTGCAATATCTTCAATATCAAAACCAATTTCATCAAACGTACTTGTTGATCCTAGTTTGTGTATTGGTGACCAATGTGAATACCTATTCTTATCTTCAGAAACAATTCTATATCTCATTTGATAAAATAGTTCATCATTATTTCCTATATAATTTGGTAAATCTTTTTTTAATATTCTAACCTTTTTTATATTTTGATCTACCATTATTCAACATCCATGGCAAACCTAAACTCTATGTAGTTGCTAGTATTAGGACTTTTTACAATTGGTAATGAATCTATATTTCTTATAACTGTATAACCTGTTAAACCATATGCTGGATTTATATTGTTTTTGCTTTCAACTCTCAAGGCATCTAGTGCTACATAGTAAGACCCATCTACAGTGTCAGCGGTTGATGCACCAGTTAAAACTTGAGAATATACCTTAATTGTGTCTACTGATTTCCATGGAAAACCTTGAGTTATATTAATATCCTTTAATGCTTTGTTAACAACAAAATATCTGTTTACATCAAAATCATAAGCAGAGCCATCATTAACATGATCAACCCTTGCCTCCATTCTTGCATACGCACCAGGAGTATTAGATGCAGAAAATTCTACTAAAATTCTAGCAGCAATTTTTGATGTGTCAATATCTAGATCATTGCCATCTTTATTTAAAACACTAAAGGCAAGTCTAAATTCATCAGAAGTAGAATATTTTGAAAGGTTTACGGATGTTCCAGATAACTGAATAAAATTACCAGCACCGACCAATGAACCTGTTGATCCAGAAAATGTTGAAGAGTCTCCACTCATTAAAATCATGTTGTTTAAAAATCTTGACCTTTCGTTCTTTTCATACCTAGATGTATTTAAGAAAATAGTATTATCTGCATTTGTTTGAAAAATATCTAACTGTAAAGATGATCCGTTAACTGTAAAATAATCTTTAATAACATTTAAAATTAATGGGTCGTCCAATGGTTCTGAAACAATATTTAAAGTATTAGATCCATTAATGCTCCAATTTTCTGACTGAGTAAACGATAGCAAAGACTTACTGTCATTAGAACCCAACAATGGATTAAATCCAGCAGAATATATTCCAACCTCAGTTATTTCATACCTTTCTTCTGTTGGCAATTCTGCAGTAAGAACAATTTTTGATATGCCGTCTTCATTTACTATACCCCTTGAAGAAACTGGTACTCTAAACATTTCAAAATCTAATTCTGTCCTATCAGAATAGTCTGGTTTTGCACCGCTAACGTATGGCTCTAAAGGCCTTGCACCGCAACCAACAGCAATATATGAAGCATATGAGGGAACTTGACCAAGTAGGTACTTCAATATTATATTTTTGCCAGTACTAGTAATCACTTAAATCTCCTATATTATATTGTATCATAATAGCCGCTTCCACTAGTTAGTATATTTATCTCTATTTGTTCATCATCTTCAATATTAACTAGTTCTAGAACTAAATCTCCTGTTGATGATTCTATATAAACGTTTACACCATTGTTACCATTTGCAACATTTGGTATCTTTTGATCAAGAACAATTGTAAAGTTTTTAAAGTACTCATAAGATGTTTGAAAAACTGGGGCTAAGGTGTAAGAATTATAATTTTGTAATATTTTGCTAGAGTTGTAGATGTTGTCATAAACAAGATTAGAGCCAAATACCGTATCGTTTCTGTCAATATTAATAATTTCTTGTCCACCAATATCTTCAAATATTAGGTTAGACATAGTTTCTATAGAAACTTCTTCGTCTCCAACTATTATGTATTGTGGATCTGCAACCTTAACCAAAGAACTATCTGATGAATTAGAGTATATTATTTGTGGTGTATTTGGAATTGAATCACTCATCTGCTACCTCATAACAATATAACTTCATTGTTGGACCCTGTGCTGATCTTGCATACTCAATATTATAAACAACAAATCTTTTATTTTCTGATGCTATGATATCTTCATTATTGGCATTTTTATAATATACGTTAACTATGTCTCCAAGTTGAATTGTTGGCATAGCAAATATTTCTAATCCAATTGCATTTTTAGGATCTATAGTTTTATTAACAATCCATCCAAGCAATGCTTCGGCATCATCTCTTGATTGTATGTATGGAGTATCCATTGTAAATTCTTTAGTGCCATATTTAGATTTACTTATTTTTAACTTATTATATTTATCTTTAGATTCAGTATTTGATTTTATAACTTGATCATCTAAATATTGTGTTTTAATATAGTTAGAGTTTTCTTTATAATAATCTTCAACTGTTAAAGTATGGTTTGTTGATTGAGTAAACGCAACTCCTTGAATTCTTAAATAATTACCAGATGTTTCATCTAGCGTTAAGACAGTATCAGTTGCATTAAAAATTAAAAATTCTGCACCGTAAGCATCTGGTAAAAATCCAGAAACTGTATAACCCTTTATTTTATTAAAAGTTGGAGATATTTTAGAATATAGTGCTGGATATGCTTTATCAAACTTGATATTAAAATATGCACACTCTCTCATAATAGAACCAAACTCATCAAAATAAAAATTGTAAGATGGAGGCTCTGAGGGACTTATGCCAGAAAGGTATGTTGACTGTATTACAGAACTTAAAGCGTACTTTCTAAATGCATCACTAGATGTGAGTTCTTGATTATCAAATATTTTATTAAATGGTATATCTATATTTTCTGAAACATTTTTAGAATAGTTGCTTCCTAAAGCAAATATGTTTTCAAACATAATTTTAGATGTTCCTCTGGTAAACAAACACATATTATTATAAATAGGAAGTGGGCTTGTGTCATCAACTATGGCAACAATGTTATTATTTATATATAAATAAAACTTTCTTGTTTGTCCAATATCTAAATATTCAACTGCTATGTCATATACGGTTGGATTAGACTCTCCTGTTACCCTGTATTGTCCAGTAAAGTTACCATCATCTACTAATATGTTAGTTGAGCCAGACCATAACTTTACAGGAACAGCCATATCTGTTGCACTATCTTTTCCTATCTTGTAAAACATTAAGTTAGCAATTGTAGAACCATTGGCATATTTATCTATGTTTGTTTCTGTTAATGCTGCGATTTCAAAATAATATCCCACATTGTTTGTAGGGTTAACCATAATTCCTAAGCCACCAGAGCCACCACCTATACTGATATTTTGAGATGGATCAGTTCCAGGAACAACGTAATATGTCATGCTTCCAGTTGGTGTTTGACCTCTAACCTCATTGTTTTCAACCTTACCAATAATTCTTAATCTAGTTCCAAAATGTTTAAATTTGCTGCTTAGTGGTTTATAAACATAGTTAATATAATTAATTGGTTTTTGTTCAAAGTTAAACGATGGCCCAGTCATAACCAATGCAGATGATTGAATGTTTCCAGATTTTTTATTAATTGAATTTTTATTATCATACTCTGAAGTATAAGAACTTGATAAAAAGTTTTTAATAATACCAGTTCTAGTTGTTTGTTTTGCTATGCTATCGCTAACACCAGCAGCACCAACTACAACTGTTTTGTCTAATGTTTTATTTGCAAACAAATATTCAGAATACATGTTACAACTTTTTACGTTGTCTCCACTAGTCCAATATGGGTTTAATCCAGCATGATGACTTGTGACCTCTGTTCCAAATTGACCTCTTCCATTCTTTATTACATCACCATCTTTTAAAACTTTTACACCATTTACTTCTACATAATCCAATTCTGTATAAATTCTAATTAATCCAGTTGGATACATTTTTCCGTTAAAGGGTAACTGAGAAAAATAATTCTCATAATCTTCAACATTAGTTATCCAAATATTTCCTATTCCAGAAACATTATATTCAACTGCATCGTACCTAATAACCTCACCATTTGAATAAAAATATCCATTATAGTTGCTGATCCAATATATGTTTTCTCCAAGATCAATGGTATTATTTAACAATACATTGTGACTAATTGATGGAACATCACTTGACAAAGATGATCCTAGCGGTATTGCTGCTAAAACATATGACGACATAGATGCGGCAGACTCATTTACAGTTTTTGTATTGCCCTTTCCAGAAACTTCCCATAACAATGTTGGCTTGTATATCCAAGTTTTTTCTTTATCAATTAACGTTGCTTGCTTGATTGATCCTAAAGTTTTTTGAATATATCTAGTAGTATAATTAATTTTACCAGAATTCAAAACCTTTGTATCCACTATTGAAGCATTTAATATATTTTCTTTATTATTTATTTGATTATTTTTAGAGCCATAAAGAGTGATGTCTGATAACCTGTCTGTTATTTTTGGTACAGTATAGTTTTTGCTCATTACAACTAGATCATTTTCTTCATTAAAAAACATAGAAGATTGAGAAGATATTGCTAAATCATTTAAAACCTGTGCAATATTTTTTTCTTCATTACAAAAAAAGAAAGGAATAATAAGTTCTTGTTCATTTTCAATTTTTTTAAATATGTAATTAGAGAAACCAGCGTAGTCTAATAATGTTGAAACTACAAAACTTAAAGACACATTTGTTAAAAATAAACTAGGAGCATTTATCTGCTCTAGATAAAAATATAAATCTCTTAACTCTATAGAGGTTTTACCATTCTTTACATCTGTTTGCGGTATGGAATCTGAGTATAGTTTTTTTAACGGTATGTGCTCATAAATATTATTAATAGTCTCTACACTTTCATAAAAACTAAATTTAACATTATTATTTAAATAGTTATGAACAATGCTATTTGTATTGTTTTTATTAAAAGACATATCTGGATCAATTAATTCTAGGTTGCCAGTAGATGCCAAAAGTTGTCCTACTGGTAGTCCGTTTGTGCTTAAATCAGATATTGATTTGTTTATTGTATAG